GAGGGTGGTGCTCCCCGCGGCGAAGGGGCCTTGGGCGAGAACCGTACCGCCGCCCGCGGTGTTGGTGTCCGTGGGCCGGACCTCCGCCGCGCCAGCCCGTGCGCGCTTCCGATGGGTGGACGGAAGGGGTATGGTTTACCGTGCGCCCGAGGTGCAGGGCGGCGGTATCCGCCGTCGCCGTAGCGATGCAGGCGGCCGTATCTGCCGACCCCTTAGGCAGGGGTGCCCAATCCAACAATACGCCAGCAGCTGCCTGCGATTGCATCGCACACACCGCCGCATCTGCGGCTTCGTAGGCGGCAAATAGGCAATTTTAATTGCCATCGCTTGTTTGCCTGTGAATCCCATCACCAACAACATAAAACCGTCTTTGGTCAGTTCGTAGCTTTTTGTTTCGCGGTAGCCAAAGCCTGTCTTTACCTGTTTTGCTTTAAGCCGGAAATTCGGCTCAAAGAAAGAAGCCTTGATTTCTTTAAAAATTTGTTCGATTTTCTCCAAAACGTGTTTGTGCTGTTTATCGAATGCTTGAGCTACAAATTCGCTAGTGGTTACGATTTGGGAATTTTGGATTTGGACGAAATTTTGAAAATTGATTGAAATTGCGTTCATGATGAACTCCATTTGATTAAGGATTTAGGAATGCCCAAATTGGGCGGGGGTGTCCTACGTTCAAATGAGACGCCGGGGCATTGCTGCTACCCGCACCCCCATAACTTGAAATCTGTCGCAACCAAGGAAACGGAAATGCGGCAAACAATATGATGGGAGCAGATATGAAAAAACCGCGCTGCTGGCACGGGTACAGCATTTGAAGTAGGAAACCCCATCATAAACAAAACCCCCTGCAAATGCAAGGGGTTTCCCAAAAACCGTAGGCGGCCTATGTTGCGGCGTATGTTAAGCTATTAAGCTATTTGGTTTTCAGAGGCTTTTTCTTCCATTTTCGGGCTACGGCTTCAAATTCTTGAAAGGCCGTCGGTGCGCGCCTGATACGGCGTATTTCAAAAATGAAGCTGCTTAGGTTGTCCCAGTCACGTAACAGCATGGAGTATTCGAAATCTTTATACATTTTCTCGTGCAGTGCTCCGCCCAATACGCCCGCACAGACAAATTCGCGCTGGTTTAAAACCGTCAGTATGGCTTCACGGTCTTTCTTCTTGTCCGGGGCATCTGATGTATAGGTGGCGAGTATGCATCCGTCTGTTTTTGCCAGCCCGTTTACTATGGTTATGGCTTCTTGAAGGGCGGCATTGTTACGTTCGGCCATGATCATGTCGATGGTGGCGCGCTTTTTGGCGTTTTCTGTATTCCTCATGATGCCGTAAGCGGCAACAAAAACGCCGATAACAGTCAATATCGGCGTTGCTATCTGTATTAGGCTGTCAGTCATTGCCGTCCCAGCCGTCTGAAAGGCGGAAATCACGGCTTTCCGAATAAATATGTCCCATTGTCATCCCCTTAAGCTGATGTTGAAAATAAATCCTTGCGTCGGAATATACGGCATTGCTAAACTATTTTCAAGATTCTGTATGCAGGTAATCCTGAAAAGCCGCCTGAAATTCAGATTTTCCGCCAAGGGTACTCACGTTATGAGTACCCTTTTCAGACGGCCTTTGCCATCATATTTTGTATCCGTTTATTTCTTTCAACTTCTTCTGCGCCGCTTTCGTGACGCATTCATTGCTCTTAATCACATCCTGCACGCTGTCTTTGCCTTCGGGGAAGCAGGTGGACGTTACCTCGTCTTTCCATCCGGCAAAATCGCCTTCAAGCTGCTGTTTGATGTCGTCGGGGACTTCCGACCATGCGGCATGCACTTTTTCGATTTCCGCAACGGCAACCGCCGCGCTTTTCTCCATTTGCTCTTTTTGGGCTTTCTGAATCTGCGGCAGCAATTGTTTTTCCAGTGCGATCAGTTCGGAAGTGCGCTGGTCGGATTTGTCCGTCCAGCAGTCGAGACGAAAAATATCGCGCTCCTGCTGGGTCTGGCCGTTTTCTTTCGCATACAGGTTGCAAGTGCTTTCTTTGTCGCGGTTCCAGGCCACCTGCTCGCGCTTCAAGTGTTCGCGTACGCCGGCATCCATTTCCTTCCAAACTTTGTTCAGCCGGATTTCGGCTTCCGCATAATCGGCCTGCGCCTGTCCGAGCTTGGCTTCTAGGTTTTCCTCCGGCACGTCCCTCGGCGTTTCCACCGGTTCGGCTGCAACGGCGGATGCCTGTTGCTGCACGGCCTCCTGTTTTTCCGTTTTCTTGTCGCGGCCGCTCAAAGTACATGTGGCAAGGATGATGGACAACACAAAGATGCCGCCCACGATTTTCAAGAACGTCCCCCAAAAACCGTCTCCGCTGCTCGCGGCTGCGGCTGCGGCGGATGACGACGCACTGGGCATGGAGGATTGCTGGATGACGATAGACGGCTGATGCGGTTGCGGCTGCTGCTGTGGTTGTTGCGGTGCCTGAGGCTGCTGTTGCTGCGGCTCTGCCTGCCCCTCTTGAGGATTTTTCGGCACTCCGCCTGTGGCGTCCGCGCTATTGAGGAGTTTTGCCTTTTGCGCGGCAAACTCCTCTTCGGTCAAAATGCCTTTGTCCCTCAATTCGCCCAATTTTTCCAATTCTTCAAGGATTGAAGGCTTTTCCATCTTATTCTCCGTTAGATAAAAAATCCGGCGGATTCTAACATTACCTAATATTTAAATAAACAGGCATCCGTCGTTCCAGCATCCCGCAATCATTTTAAAACTGCCAGTATCTCGGGTAGCCGCCAATACGCCGCCATCAGCAGCAGTGCGTAGAACATCCGCCGCAACGCCGCATACTTCGCAAATAATTCAAACATTTTCCGCACCTCTTTGTTTATGCTATACTTCATACATTGTTTAATCCTTGTCCGTTAAGGGTTAAATACAGAAAACCCGCAAAGATTCGCGCCTTTGCGGGTTTTCGCTTTTCAGACGGCCTCTATACCATTGCCGGGACAATCTGAACCATGCGGTCTCGCGCGGCGGCGGATGCGTCGTCTATCGTGCCGGTGATGGTGCTTGCCGACGATTGGACGTGTATGCCGCCGTTAATGGAAACCTGCGTGGTGCGTTGGTTGTTGTTGGTTACGTTTTGGGCGCGTACTGCCTCGCCCTGCTGCATGGATTGCATCCCGCGTTGGGCTCCTGCCGCGACGTCATTCAAGTGCTTGATTTGCCCAACCTTCCACCCCTCAATCTTCCGCATTGCCTGCATGATGGCTTCCTGTTCTGCGGATGAAAAATCCATCATGCGTTTATTTTTCCCGCCAACAGCCGAGAGTATGGTCTTTTGGTAGAGTGCAGTGTTGTTCTCGTTGGGCGGCGCATATCTGGCAATCGCCTGCATCAGATTTAAATTTTTATAATTGTCTCCTTCAAATAATAATTTGGCTTTCGCGCGACGACCATCTTCTTCTGTCCGAAAAATGGCAAATCCATCTTTATCTTGACCGATTGCGCCGTATTTTTGGGCATGTTTGCCATAACGAAGGTTGCCTTCATTGTTATTGCGCCATGCCTTGCTGCCGCCGATTTTCTGATGGTCGCCGTAATTGACCGCCAATGCGGAAGGATTCCCCCCGCCATTTTTACGTGCAATGGTTACTTTTGCCTTGCCGTTCAGGATAGATTGGTAGTCTTGGTCATTGGCGGCGGCTGTGTTGCCGCGCGTCTTGTTCTGCACGAAATCCGATATCCACTTTCCCGATGCGGCGTGATAAATCGCCACATGGCCGTAACCGTGCCGCCCGTGGTCGATGCTCATCACATCGCCGTCTTGAGGCACATAGTCGGCACCGTATTTAACCTCTTGGAAGCCCTGTCCGCTGCGGATAAGGTTGCCCGCCACATCTTTACCGTGGCCGTTTACCTTGATGCCTTGTGCGCGCAGGGAGTTGTTTACATAGAGGGCGCATTTGTTCGCACTGGCCGGAAGGGCGTGTTCCATCGCGTACTTGGCCGCATCCGTAGTTTGCTTGGAAGCCTGCATGGCTACGCCTGCCGTACTGCCTATCATCTGCTTCGCGGCATTGGTTGCGGACTTAGCCTGTGATTGCAGGCTGCCTTCCGCGTTCGGGTCGTGGCCGGTGGCGGTATCGATCACGCCCGCCGCATGTTCCACCCCCCAGCCGACCACGTCGGTAACGACGTTTCCGGCTTCCTTGACCATCCGCCCCATCCCTTTTTTCATTCCCTCCCAATCGCCGTTCATCATGGCGGTAAAGGTATCGCTCAATGCTTCGAAATACGGCATCAGGTAGTTTTTGATTTCCAGATAGAGGTTGTGGAATCCTTCTTTCAGGCTTTTGATTGACAAACCGTTTTCGTCGATAAAGCCCTTCAGTTTGAGCCAGTCCAGCAGGCCGTTGGCGGCATCCGCCCATGATGTGTAGCCTGTGAGCAGGTACACAAACGCGCTGCCCAGGCTGTCTGTCGAGATTTTCGACGTCTTGATGTAGTTGTCAAAAAATTTCCAGTCCAGCAGGCTTTTCCCGCCTTCCGCCCATGTTTTGTAGTCGTCGTACAGCAGCAGGAAGGCCGCGCCCAGTGCGCCGACGGTAAGGATGAAGGGGGCGAAGGGGGCGATAAAGGCCAGCAGGGAAGCGGCGGCGGCGATAAAGACGGGCACCAATACCGCGCCCAGCACAAATGCCAGGCCTTCGAAAACGTGCTTCATGCTGTTTTCGTGCTTCATCAGGTAATCGACAAAACCGCTGACCATTTTGATGATTTTCAGCAGTACGGGGGCGAGCGCGTCGGCCAGCATGGCTTTCAGGCTGTCCCATTGCGCGTTCAAATAGCCCCGCGCCTGCGTCAGTTCGCGGCTGACCTGTATTTCCTTTTCGCCGGAACGGTAAAGGTTGCGCTGCATCTCCAGCATCTTTTCCATTTCGGCACGGCCGAGCATCAAGGTATTGATGGTGCCGTCGTCCAAACCCATGCTTTTGGCGAGATTGTAGGCCTGCACCCGGTCCATTTTGGCAAAGCGGTCGGCCAAATCCAGCATGATGCTGTCGAGGTCGCGTGCTTTACCGTCGGCGTTGAGCAAGGCCACGCCGAAAGCGTTGAAAAACGGCACCATGGACGTGTCGCCCATAGTGGTGAGGCGGGTAATGCCCATACTCAGCCCGGCCAGGCTGCCTTTCATGCCCTCCGCGCTTCCTCCGGCCATTTCCGCCATGCCGCCCCACGCTTGGAGTTGGTTGCGGCTGATGCCGATGTTGCGGGACAGGTTGTCCAGTTCGACGTTGGCCTGTGCGCCTTCCCGAATCATTTTATCCAGTGCGTTTGAACCCATCACCAAGGCGGTGAAGGCGAAAAAGCCCTTGGTCAGCGCGCCGACCGTCTGCGTCAGGCTTTTGGCCTGCTTGTTGCTTTTGGCAGACTGCGCGGCCTGCTTTTCCAGTCCTTTTGAGGATTTGGCCGCGCTTTTTTCCGCCCAGCCGAATGAGGCGGACATGCGGTCAAGCCTGTTTTCGGCCTCTTTGGCCTGCGTGCCGAATTTGCCCGAATCTATGCCCAGTTCCAAAAACAGGGTGTCAATAACGGTTGCCATGGTATTTCCTTTTTTTCAGACGGCCTTACTGCGGTTGAAGGCATCGGTATTGACGACCTCCAAAAGGTTGAAGGCATCTTCCAGCCCGTACACCGTCTGCAACTCGTGCAGTGTGCAGATGCGAGAAGACACCAGCGCGCCTATGGTTTGGGTCAGATTCAGATAGTCTAGGCCGCCGCCCCTTCCTCTTCCGACCCCGTAGTCTTGCCAAAGGCGTGTTGCAAAAAATCGGTATGCAATGCGAACACCTCCTTCCGCAACCGCCACAGGGTGGTAAAGTCTTCTACGTCGTTGAAGTCCATATTCAACGGGCGCGGCTGGCCGCCTTCGGGGATAATTTGCACACAGTCCAACAGTTCGTTCAGCAGCGGGATGGCATCATCGGCTTTCAGACGGCCTAATGCGTCCAAAGCCACTCTGACCATACCCATCATGCCTTGCTGCGGGCTGAGGTCGCCTAAGTCCACGCCGCCGTTGGCCAACGCGATCAGGGCGCGCATCGCCCAGTTGTCGGCATGGGCGGCTGACATTTCGGTAATCAGAAATACCCGACCTTTATCCCGCCCGTGCTCAATCGTGATTTGCTTGGTTTTCAACGCCATTTCAGATTTCCTCCGGTTTCACTACGATGCGGAAGCTGTAGGTTACGGCTTCCAGTGTTTTCTTAGCCGTGGTGCCGCCGGGGATTTCCACCAAGAAGCCGGTGGCGGTGTAGCGTTTTTTGACGGCGGAAATCTCAACCGAAAATTCCACCGTGCGCGTTTCCTGACGTTGCAGGATGTCGTTGGTAAACTGGTCAAAGTAGTCGCGCGATTTGCTGGTGGGCGCAAGCTGGATGTTGAAGTCCACTTCGTAGGGCGTGAAGCCGCCGGACTGTTGGCCGTCCACGCCCATCATGGTTTCGCCGATTTTGCCTTGCCCGAAGTCGAAGGCGTTGTCGGCGGCGTAGCCTTCAATCTGTACGAAGTTGTCGTTAAAGCCTTTCACGCGCATCAGCAGGATGCTGTTGGCGGCGGTTAGGGTGCGGTCTGATACGGTTTGCATATATTTTCCTTTGCAAAGAGGCCGCCTGAAGTTTCAGACGGCCTATTGTGGTTTACTGGACGTTGATTGAGCCGAGGTTGATGTTGTGCACGCTGCCGCCGTCGGTGTACCACAGCTTCATCGGCATGGATTGACGGTTGCCGCGTGTCTGCGCCGAAGCATTCTGAATCAGCAGGAAATAGCCGGTGCTTTCAATCTTCGCGGCGGCATCGACGCGCGCTTCGTTGTTGATCAGGGCGCGTTGCTGTTCGCTCAAAGGTACGCCCGGCTGGATGCTGCCGAAGTTCAAGGCCTCGTTAATCGGGTCTTGGCAGGCAGCGCGTTGCAGGGCGATACCGACGGCGTTGTACGGTACGGCCTTGGCCGAGGTGAGCAGGGTCATCAGGGCAAGCTGCAACTGGCTGTTGAGGCGGATTTGGTTCACATAGGCATCAATCCACTTCCATTTGCCGGGCATTTGGCCGGGATAAAGGAAGGTAAAGCGGTCGTTTGCGGTTGCCCATGCGCCGTAGTAGTTGTAGCCGTTCTCTTTCAGGTTGTCGGCATCGGCGGCGTTGTCCACGTCCACGCTCAAACCGGATTGGTTTTTGAAC